CCGCCAGAATGGCGCCTGGTCCGCAAGCGCGATCCAGGCCGACGCCCCGGCTGACGGCGAATTTTATTACCGGAGCAACAATAATTGGGTTGTTTCAGCGGTCGGACCTCGCGCCGAGCCGATCCTGATCACACTAGGTGAGACAGTGTTTACTGCCCTGAACACCTGGTACGACGTTCTCCCGGCTTACACCTTTGCTTTGCCGCGCACCGGCAACAGCCTGATCCAGGTCCAGACCCAAATCCATTTCATCTGGCCCGGATCAGCAAATAACACGGGCACTTACCTGGACTGGACGCTGGACGGCGGTACTCATTACCAGCGCACCATGCAGTACACCTTGAGCCGCACCGACGACGCATCCGTCAATGACATGCTCGGCACCATGTTTATCAAGGTCAGTGGCAACAGCCCGTCTATTAATCTGAAAGCCAGGCAGTATCAGGGCGCGTCGGGAATAACCATTGTCGGCACCCAGACTACAGCGTGGCCTGCCTTACAATCTTACCTCCTGCTTATCGACGGCGGATCAACCGCGTAGAATTTATGGGCGTACCGGCTAAACGAAACAACACTCACGGCGATAACGCCAACCGCGCGGCGATGAAAGCAAACTCGCTGCTCTACTCGATGAAGTCCAACCCGGCGCCTCCGGTCGGTTCTGGTCTAACCACCCTCAAGCCACTTCAGGGAGATACCCTCCAGCTCACCATGAAGAAAATACAAGCAATCCTTTACGCGACAGGAGGTCCGTAAATGGCCAAGCTCACAGCGGCGGCACGCAAGAAGATCCCAAAATCCAGCTACGCCATCCCGTCTAAAAAGCCGGAAAGCGGCAGCTACCCCATCCCCGACGCCAGTCACGCCAGAAACGCGCTGGCCCGAGTCAGCCAGCATGGAAGCCCGTCTGAGAAAGCTAAAGTGCGGGCTGCGGTTCATCGAAAGTACCCAGGCATAGGGAAAAACAAATGACGATGTGAAATGGGCCGCGCTGGTTTGGCTAATTTTTATGGTTACTCTCGTAGCCAAACAACCACGGCACCCGGTTCACCCGCCTCATCCTGTTCATCCCGGCGAGCCGATCGGCCCCGATGACAATGTCCAGAATGAAGGCGACTTTAATTCGAATGGCCCGATCGATATCCAGGGCGAACTCGACAATTCCGGGACGATAACCTCCAGCGGCCCGATAACGATTCAGAGTGGCGGCACGCTGGTAACCGGAGGAACTATCACCGCGCCGGTCCTTACCAATGGCGGCGATCTGGTATCGAACGGGGTCACCATCAATGGCGCGCTGCATGATCTGCCTCAGAGCACCACCACGATTGCCACATCCCCCGGAACCATTCACGTTAACGGCCCCGCGATGCTGGGCGGAACCCTGGTTTTAGACACTGTGCCGGTTAAAGGAGCTGTGGTTACGCCGTTGGTCGCCACCGGAGGGATCAGCGGGCAGTTTGCTCAGATCGCTCCATCCGTTACCGGCACCAACCTGATCCAGGCTAACCTGTACGGAGTAGACGGTCTAAAAGTAGTTTTTTTGGGGCCGGACCACGGCCAGGTCGTGACGTTGGCAAGTAATTTGCCGGTCGAAAGCCAGGCTTTCCTGGTCTCCGCGTTAGCACCCAATGCCGGCGCGGCGGCGATACCGACTATTATCGGCTTTAGCCAGGGGCAACTGATCGCTGCGATCCTGACCAGTTCACTTGACGCAGGCCAGCTTGGCGCATGGGCCAATGCGTTTGGCAATTTCGTAAATGTCGATGAGGGCGAACCGCAGGGAGCGAGCTACACCAGTGTTGGAATAGGCGCGGCAGTAACCAAGGCGATAGGCAAACATTGGTTAGCTGGAGCCGGAACCGGATGGATACGTACTTTTAACTCGAACCTGAGCGAGAACACCGGATGGGGTGCTATCTATGGTGGTTACGTCACGGATGGGTTTTACTGCTATGCCGGAACAATTGGGGCAGGCAGTACGTTTAGTTCCCAGCGAGATGCACTTCTTGGCGTAGCGAGATCCAATTCCTCGGCGTTTCTGTGGAGTTCCTTTGCTCAAACCGGCTACAATTTCAAAGTTGGCGCAGTGTCTTTTGGACCCAGTGCATCATGCCAGTGCGGAGTGTCGAGCGTGAGGGGATATAGCGAGAAAGGGAGTGCTGCGCCCTTGAGAGTGCGAAGCAATACCCAGGATTCGATCGTCTCCGAGCTTGGTCTAAAGAGTTCGGTAACCGTTGGCCGTTGGTCCTTTGAAGCATTCCCGCGCTGGAAACATGAGTACGCCAAAAGCGCAATCCCGAGTGAGGTGGAAATTATCGGGCTTCCAACCAGTTCAACGACCGTCTTTGGACCTCCTCTGGGGCATGATTCGTTATCTCTGAGTTCAACATTGAGCTTTAGCCTGTCGGATCGCACAATGATTTCTGTGAGCTACCAGGGAGAACTGTTGCGCAAGAACTATAACGCTAACGCGGTGGTAGCGACCGTGTCGCTAGCGTTTTGAAATATGAGACCAGAACCTAGAAGCAGTTGGAAGCCCAATCAGGTGTTTGTGCCGGACTTGAGCCATTACGAATGGCCGTGTGATTTTAACGCCTTGGCCGAATCAGGTTGCCTTGGGGTAATATACAAAGCCACGCAGGGAACGGGCTATCACGATGACACCTACGAACAGGCTCGCAGTGCAGCTTACGCCGCAGGTCTGTTATGGGGTGCTTACCATTTTGCGGATGGGAGCAACGTTGGAAAACAGGTTAACAACTATCTGTCGTTTGCGATGCCGACCGCTGACGATCTGATCTGCCTGGATTTTGAGGATAACGGGAGCAACTCAATGAGCTTGTCCGATGCCGAGAACTGGATTCAAAAAGTAGAGGACAACCTGGGGCGCACCGGCCAGTGCGTTCTGTACAGCGGCAACCGGATCAAGGAAACGCTGGGTGATCGGATCAGCGAGTTCTGGGGCAGCAGGAGATTGTGGATCGCCCAGTACGGAACCAGTGTGCAGATCCCGGCTTCATGGGATACTTATTGGCTGTGGCAATATACTGACGGTTCAATCGGTCCAGAACCGCACCAGTGTGCCGGAACCGGCCCCTGTGATATGAACGCTTACCAGGGCGACGAAACGCAGTTGGTTACCGAGTGGAGCGGGGCGGGAATGCCGACGCCGTCTCCTGTGCCGGAAGAACTGGTGGTAAATATTCTGATCAGTGCGCCGGAAGGAGTCACTGTCAACGTTACTAAGCAATAATCATGAGACAGGTAATCATGTCATTCGGCCCGTACCAGACTTTCGTCGAACACGGGAAACCAGGTCCATATACCGGGGAGGAGCTGGGCGTGATGTGGCTGAAGCACACGGCACACTTGTGCGGCAGCAAACTCAAAAATTATGATCTGATCCTGCTCCTCCCGAAAGGAACCAAGGTTCCCGAGGAAGCTGAAGCGTGGCGAACCGTCACCAGGTTCGACGAAAATTCCAAGATTGAAGCTTGGCCCATGGGACCAAACGCGGTCTTTCAGCAGGTACAGTGGTTTTACTATCACAATAAGCTGACAGGCCCCTTCTTCTGGTGTGAGCCGGACTGCGTCCCGGTCGTTCCCGACTGGCTGGACCTGATCCGCAAAGAATACGAGGAAGCCAACAAGCCTTTCATGGGTGCTCTGGTCGAGGCCATCAGCAAAAACGGTACGCGGGTTCCACGCCACATTACTGGCAACGCAGTCTATCCCGACAAAGCCTATAAACTGGCGCCCAAGCTCATGGAAGCCAGAAACACTCCGTGGGATGTATGGGCAGCAGAAGCGATCCTCAAACAGTGTCATTTTACCAACCTCATACAGCATGAGTACCGGCACGAGGAAATCAAAAGCCGCCGGGAACTCTCCCAGATACTTAGACCGGATACCGCGCTGTTTCACACCGACAAATTCGGCGCCATATACAGATTTCTCGGGGGCGGCCAGGTAGCCGGTCCCGAACCCCACCAACGAGATGAAATCTCGAGTACGGCAATAACAAGAGAACAAATAGGCAAACCGTTGGTGGAGGTTTTAACCGAACCGCCGCCACCTCCCGATCTGGATACCATGCTGGATATGATCAGGATGCGTTCTGAATTAGACAAAAACGACCGTCGCAAAATTGCTTACTTCATGCTGGAGCACAACTTAGTGAACAGCGGCCATTTCGGAACCCACCTCAAGCGCAAGAAGCATTTGGAAAATGCAGAGCAGCCAGCAGATATCCCCGCATGAACCTTGGCCGTTCCCGTTCTACGCTTTTCCGCAGCAATTGACGGAGATCCAGAAATTGCTGTACTGCGGTCTGCATGATCCCGATCCCAAACTGAAGGAATTCTATCGCGGCCGGTTCTATTACCGCAAAGCCGCCATCCGTCTATTATGGAGCGAGGCTGACGTACTCTGGCACGACTGGATCGACCGGATGGTCAGGAGCTGGTGCGACTACAACTGGATCACGTGGACCGGACCTGCCGCCAGCGGCAAGTCGATGGCGGCAAGCCTGCTCGCTCTGGAATACTGGATGGAAGACCCGACGCATACCAGCGTCATCATGGCCTCAACCACCAAACAGGCTTTGGCTCGCCGAATCTGGTACTACGTTCAGGATCTCCATTCGAAAATCCCGCCCGAGGCAGGGAACAAGGGAGACCCCGTCTATTCTGAATATCTGATACGCTGGCGTATCGGAGACAAGAAAAACGGCATATTTGGCCTGGCCGTGGAAGACGGACCAGTAGAGGAGGCCATTCATAACCTCATCGGGTTTCATAATAGACGGGTGGCGCTGATCGTAGACGAGGCGCCAGGAGTGCGAGAAGCAATATTTGGTGCCTGCGACAACCTTTCGAAGAACCCGGAGTTCAAGGCGTTGATGATGGGCAACGCTGAATCACGCGAAGATCCGCATGGCCGGTTCTCGGAACCTCTGGGGGGATGGCAGGAAATAGACCCGGAAATAGACCGCGAATGGGAAACACAAGGCGCGATGGCCCGAGGCAACGGCGTCTGCGTTTTCTTCGATGGTCGCAAATCTCCGGCTATCACCGAGCCGGACGGGAAGGAGAAGTTCCCTTTCCTGATCAACCAGGACCAGATCCAGAGCGCGTTGGATTATTACAAAACGGACGAAGACCCGCGATTCTGGTCGCAATCGATAGGTTTCTGGCCGCCCATCTCGTTGAAACGCACGGTGTTAGACGAACGCATCGTCATCAACAACCGCTGCCGGGAAGCCGCCACGTGGTACACCAAGTTCAAGACCTACGCCGCTTTTGATCCTTCCTACGAGGGCGGCGACCGTAAAGTATTTCAGGGTTTCAGGATGGGCCGTCTAGGACCGGACGAAAATGAACGCTGGCAGATTGAATTCATGAAGCCGGTGGAATTAAAAATATCGATCCGGGACGACCATGAAATACACTATCAAATTGTTCAGCAGTGCATCGACCTCTGCGAGATGCTGGAAATTCCACCTGAAAACTTCGCTCTCGGCTCTTCCGGGGAGGGAGGTGGTCTACTGGCAATCTTCCGACGTGAATGGGGGGCCGTGGTCGGGATCGAGGAAGCAGGCATGGTCAGCACTCGCCCGATATCCCACTCCAATCCAAAATCATGCCACGACGAGTATGACCGTGTGGTCACCGAGCTGTGGTTTGCCGTGCGTGAGTTTGCCATTCACGGTTGTCTCCGGGGATTCCCCGACGACGCCTTGCGAGAGTTTTACGTTAGACGGTGGGACATCCAGAACCACAAAGTAAGGCTGGAAACCAAGAAGGAAATGAAAAGCCATTTCCGGCGCAGCCCGGACTATGGCGATGCCGTGAGTTTTTGTGTCGAGCTGGCCAGACGCATGGGCGCCGTAGCCGGTAACCCTGCGCTGATCAAGGTCAAGAAATGGGGCAAGAAAGATCAGGAAGAGTACGACTTGGTGGTGGCCGGCGAGGACAGCTTCGCAACCCAAGGATCAATGGACTATGACTACTAGGGCGCAGCACGAAAAGGAACGCAAGAAAGACGAATTCCCGAACAGCGGTTTGCTTTCCAGGAACGATAAGAAAGACCCAAATAACCCGGAACATAAAAGATACGCCGATTACAAAGGCAAATGCGATATCGGAGGGGTTCCCTATTGGATAAACGGGTACATCAAGGAAAGCGTCCACGGAAAGTTTCTGTCGCTGCAGTTCAGACACCGTGACCCAAGACCAGATGCAGAAACTCATTGAACAGAACACGGTTCCCCCGGACGGCTTCAGATATACTCAGGCAGAGACCCGCACCACGATCCGCGCCCCGGACTACCACAATCTCTTTGAGAACGTCAAGGAACACCGGAAAGCCAACAACCTGCCGTTAGGCACCTTCTGGGAAGCCGAGGTCGAAGACCAGCTTTGCCAGCAGCTTCCGGCCGGATTCTGCAAGCAGTCCGTTCCCGGTCAGGTGCGGAACGTTTTTTCCCGCATTGGCTGGGACGAAGTTGTGCAGGGAACCCAGACTATCGTGGACTGGGCCACTAAAGGGTTCGCTCCGGTAGACCAGAATCTGGCCAATACCAGGGCCGACATCTGCAGCCGGTGTTATTTCAACGTGCAGATCGGCAGCTTGTGCGGAGCCTGTGGCCACCTGCAGAACCTGGCGTCTAAATTTACCGGAGGCCGCAAAACAACTTCCGATCCGTTTTTGAGAGCCTGCTCGGTCTGCAAATGCAGCCTGCAGGTAAAGGTCTGGACGCCGATCGAGTCCATTAACCGTGGAACCAAAACAACCAGCCCGTACCCGGAATTCTGCTGGATTAGACGCGAGCTGGCTACCTTAAGGAGTCATAAAAAATGATCCTCTTGATTCAGTGGCTGGTGTTGGTGGTGATTGTATGCCTATTATACTGGGTCTGCTCGCAGTTTGCCCCGCCGCCCATCATGAAAGTCGTTATGGTGGTGTGCGTGGTAGTGATCGTCATCAGTCTGATCTGGTTGTTTCTTCCGATGCTCCACATAGGAGCATTACCGCCGTCGAGGTAAGTCTATGAGTTGGGAAAGCATTTTACTGGACAGTCTGGAAACCCGTGACCCGTTGACCGGGAAAACCCACATGCACATTCCCGAGACGCGGGTCAAAGACTGCTTCTCGGCCAGGCAAATCTGCCTGAAGATGCTGGACAACGACCGGCTGAGAGCGCGTGAACGCGCCAAAGTTCAGGGCATGATAGACGGAAATCAGCCATATGATCCGGTAAAACTGCGTTCTTTAGGACAAGGTTGGAGAACCAATTTAAATTTTATGGAGGCGCACTCCAACATCCAGAGCGTCAAGACTCCGTACTTTGCTCTGATTGGCAGCGTTCCGCACTTCGCAGATATCCGCACCGCCGAGACAGGCCCCAACCGTGAACTCTGGTCTAGCACCATCACCGAAGAGTTCACCAGGATGATCAAACGCTGGCCCAATTTCAGCTTCGAGATGCAGAAAGCGCAGAACGAGCTGGTTAAGTTCGGCATCGGACCCGTTCTGCTAGCTGATGCCTGCGATTGGCGGTTCAAGGCGCTCCGGCACCGAGACCTCCTTGTCCCGGAGCATGGGGCGGCGATTCCATCCGAATGGCCTTACTGGGCTATTCGCACCGAGATGCAGGCCATGGATCTCTGGTTCCGGGTGATGCCCGAGAACGCCGAGTATTCCGAGTCCGTGGGTTGGAACATAGACCAAACCAGAGACGCGGTGATGCTGGCAAGCAAGGATATTTTTGGTGGCCGGATCACTTGGGACGGGCGCAACTGGGAACAATGGCAAACTGCGTTCAAGAACAACGACATCTACATGACCTTGGTGGCCAGCGAATCCCTGATGGTCTACCACCTTTTTATCAAGGAATACTCAGGGAAGCTGTCCCATTACATCCTGGCTGAAAATGCACTCCTGCCAGACTTTCTCTTCAGGCGGGTCGATCGTTATCACAATACCGGGGATGTACTGTCGATATTCCGATCCGACGTTGGAAATGGGGATTACCATTCCATTCGGGGTCTTGGCCGACTGCAGTACCAGCATCTCGAAT